GGAACCCAAAGAGAGCTAACCAAGCTAGATAATTTACCAAAGCCAACTTTTGTTAACCGGCTTAGAAACATTGGCTCACAGATGGGAGGTCTTGTTGGTTTGGCTGGTGGTTTTGCAGTGGCTTTGGCAGGTTGGAATGCTATAAAATCTGTATTCAATAAAGGCGTAGAGCTCGAGCAAATGGAAGTTAAGTTCGAGGTGCTTTTGGGCTCGGTAGAAAAAAGCCAGAAAATGCTAAAAGATCTTAATCAGTACGCCAACTTTACGCCCTACGACAATAAGTCCATCACAAAATCTGCAGAGTTACAGCTAGCCTTTGGAGTTGTCCAAGAGGATATCATGGGCAATATGAGAATGCTAGGCGATGTGGCTATGGGCGATAAAAATAAATTGCAGTCTTTAAATCTTGCCTTTTCACAAATGTCATCAACTGGTAGACTAATGGGTCAGGATCTTTTACAAATGGTGAATGTAGGGTTTAACCCGCTGCAGGTGATTTCTGAAAATACAGGTCTTTCTATGTTTACCCTTAAGAAACAAATGGAAGCAGGTGCTATAAGCTCGGATATGGTTTCTGAAGCTTTTAGACTTGCAACATCTGAAGGAGGTAAGTTTAATGGTATGAGTGATAGAATGGCTGAAACTGCAGGAGGTAAAATGTCAACCTTACTTGGTAAAGCCAGTTTTGTAGTAATGAAAATTGGAAAGCGCCTATCAAATCTTATAGCCCCATTACTAGATGTTGGCATAGCAGTTGTTGAGAATATTAATCCATTTGTAAGGAGTATTCCACGCGTTTACAAATGGATCACAGCCTCCACGCCTTTGCTTATTCTCTTTGGAGGCATCATAGCGGTTATAGCTGCCAATTTTGTTATTGCCAATGCAGTTATCTGGGGCTACAGTATTGCTTTGGGCGCAATAGCATTTGCCACTAAAATAGTTACAATAGCAACGCAAGCCTGGAACTTTGTTTTGAATATGAATCCTATTGGCTTAGTTATTTTAGCTATTACGGCTCTTATCGCTTCTATAGTTTATTTGTGGAATCGTTTTGACTGGTTCCGTGGTATGATCATGGGCGTTTGGGAAGTTATCCAAGGGCTTGGCGATGTGATTAAGGATTACTTAGTCAATCGTTTTGTCGAACTATTGAACGGCGTGACAGGGATAGGAAAAGCCCTGGTCGCATTCTTTAATGGTGATTTTAAAAAGGCCTGGGAAATTGGCAAAAATGCTGCAACAGATCTTATGGGCAATAACTCGGCAGAAGAAGCCTTAAAATCTGGGGCAAAAGCATTTGCAAAATACGGTGAAGGTTATAATAAAGGCATAGAGAGCTTTAAGCCTAAAACTATAGATGCCATAGAAAAAGGCAATCCAGAAGCAGAACGTAAAAAGCAAAAAAGGTCTGCTCTTTTCGATGCTCTTGGAGATCCTACTGCAGAAGGTGATGAAACTGAAGGAAGTGGCTCAGGATCCTCTAAAGCTGACTCAACGATAAGTGGAGGATCTAAGCGAACAAACATAAATATAACCATAGGAAAGCTCCAGGACGATACTAAAATATTTGTAAACGATACCGAGTCTGGTCTCGACCAGCTTGGAGATAAGGTGCAGGAAATACTACTAAGAGCCATTAATTCAGTTAACAATTTACAAACAAGCTAATGTCCACATTCGATATTAAAGAAATAACAGCCCTTGCCTTCAACTACGTTGGAGCAACCTTCCCCACCTTTGCTGGAGATGTAGGTGATTTGGCAGTGTTTCCAAGCTTGAAGGACATCACATTTGAGCTCTTGAGAGGTCGCCAGTATTTCACGACGCTCGAATTTTCTCATAATGGACAGACTTACAAACTGCCCAACGAGCCACTGATCAGTCTCAGCTCCAAAAAGCGGATTGTAGAGACACCAACCGTTGGAAGCAAAAGGAAAGGGACTGTAAACGAATACATCACTACAGAGGACTATAATTTGACCTTTAGGGGTCTTTGCGTGATTCCTGATGCTCCAGATCAATACCCGAGTGATCAAATTGCAGAAGTCATTCGCTTATTTGAAATTAATGAAGCTGTAGAGATTGTCGACAATCGCTTTCTAGAGCTTTTTGGGATAAGGAATGTCATACTAAAAGAATTGTCTTGGGACGAAATGGAAGGACAGCAAGGCGTCCAGAAATACACAATAAGAGCAAAGAGTGAGCAGGATTTTTTTGCTGACCTTGTAGAAGATGAAGAACTAAACAATTTATTGAACTAATGTATAGGCTACATACAGACATACAGATAGGAAACTACAGATTTCAATCCATTACAAGTGTAACGGTTGCAAAGTCTGTGCATTTGCTTTCAGACACCTGTACGATCACTATGCCTAACAAATTCAAAGTAAGAAATGACAACCAGGAGCTCTTCAGTGAGGAAGCTCTTAAGGTTGGCGATACAGTAATAGTAAAGCTTGGTTATACAGATGTTTATGAAGGTGAAGAGTTTCGTGGTTATGTAGCGAAGATAAATCCTAAAGTGCCACTCGAGGTCATCTGTGAAGATGCCTTCTGGCTCTTGAAACGCAAACCAATAAGCAAGGCTTACAATGAGGGGGTAGATCTTAAAACATTGCTAGAGGATCTCCTGTCTGGAACTGGCGTAAGCCTTGCTAGAAACATCCCAGATATACAGCTGGGGAAGTACACCATAAAGAATGCCAATGCTGCGCAGGTTCTTGAGAAGATAAAAAGCGATATGGGCCTCACCATCTACATAGATGATAATAATGATCTGTTTGCAGGCTTAGAACAAACCAACAATGCAGGGCAAGAGGTGCTTTATGATCTCAACTACAATATAGTTGAAAATAACCTAGAATATAGGACTTCTGAAGATCGAAAAATCAAGATAAAATATGTCTTTATAGACAAAAAGAATAAGAAAACAGAACTGGAGTTTGGAGATGAAGATGGCGAGGTAAGAACATATCACACCTCCACAGTTAAAGATCCATCCAAGCTCAAAGAAATGGCAGAGGCGCAGCTTAAGAAGTTAAAATATGACGGCTACGATGGCAACATAAAGAGTTTTCTAGTGCCATTTGCCTCTCGAGGAATGTCTGCCAGACTGGTAGATGAGACCAGACCGTCTCGTGATGGTTTGTACTTTATTCCTAAAGTAGTGACTAAGTATGGCATGAACGGCGCACGTAGAACCACTGAAATAAGCAACCGATTATGAGTTATGAAACTGACTTACAGGAAGGTCTTAAAAGACTAGGTAAAAAAGAAATGCCAGGGGTTTTCTCTGGTGATGTGGTGAGCGTAGATGCAGCTAAAGGCACTTGCACGGTCAACGATGGAGAGCTTGACTATACAGACGTGAGGCTTGTAGCTAGTGAAAGTGAAAGCGATGCTTTGCTAGTATTGCCAGAAGTAGGCAGTTCTGTCCTTGTGGCGTGAATGAATGAAGACATCAATCAAATGTTTGTTGTACAGTACTCCAAGATTAATAAAGTAAAATTGAAGATAGGCACTACAGCTCTCGATATCGATGAAAATGGGCATCAACTGGCCAGAGGCAATGAAGACCTAAAAAGTATACTTAACGACTTTATGACAGAGGTTAATAAGATATCTGTTGTTGTGGGGACAACAATAAACATCCCTGCAGTAGAAGCAATTAAACTGCGGTTAAACACCGTTTTAAAATAGATTAAATGGCAGTAATAAACCAAACAGACTTAGCGGGTTTAATTAAAGAAGCCCTGGACAATGTTAGTGACCAAGAGGAGCAAGATCCAGAAGTGGCTAGGCAACTATTGGCTAACAAACTAGCAGAGGCGGTCGCTTTGTTTGTGATAGGTAGACAAACTATAGGCCCTACAAGTGATGGCGCAACTGCAACAACAATAATACAGTAATGGAAGACATCTTAAAACAATTACTAGAATACTTGATTCCTGCCCTTATAGGAGGCGGTGGTGGTTACTTTTTTACTCGTAAAACCAAGAAGGTGGAGCTCGAGATAAAAGAAGCGGAAATCGCCAAATTAAAGTCAGACAGGTCTAAGAGCATTATGGATCAATATCAAGAAGCTCTCGACGATTTGCAAAAACGCTATGAAAACAGATTTGAGTATCTCAAAGAAGAAAGTACAAGACGGCATGAAGATGTAAGACTCAGTTTTGAGAGAAAGGTGGAAATGATACGCCAGGAGAAAGACAGTGAGATTGAAGGCTTAAATAGGAAAATAAATAGCCTCTCACAAAAATTAAGTTACTGGCAGAATAAGTATAAAGAGAGAACATGAAAGTAGTACAAGTCTTAAAAAATCAAAGTCTTTTTGATCTATCTATACAAAGTTATGGATCGATAGAAGCGGTGATTGATATGGCATTGGAGAATGACTTGAGCGTCACCGATGAGCTAGAGACAGGAGCTGAAATAAATATGCCAGAGCTATTTATTGCAAGGCTGGCAATTGTAAGATATTACGAAAAGAATAAGATTAAACCAGCGACTGAAGTAACCGCTGAAAAATATACCGATATAGTGCCAGATGATGGCTGTAACTACTGCAAATTATTTGAATAATGGCGATACAAACAATTGAGATATTACGCGATTACATGACTTGTGAAGACCCCGCAGTCAAAAACAAGTATTACAATTTATTAGAAAGCTTTTGGCATAAATCTGAGGGTAAAATATTAGCCTCGATCGCCGAAACCGACACCGCTGTTAGTTTAGGTTTTACCTCTGGAAATCCATTAGAAGAGAGACAATTAGTTGTAATACCGAAATTCCCAAACAGTCTAGGAATTAGCTTTATTGATGGCTTACAAGACGCTTTAAATAACAGAGTAAAAAAAGTACCAGGTAAGAACTTGAGCGATGAGAACTTTAGCATAGAAGAAAAAAATAAGCTTAAAGATCTTGTGAACTATGTAGCTCCAAACAGTCAAACTATTGGTTACATAGAAGGCCTGCAAGACGCTCTGAATAATAAAGTTGAAAAAGTAGAGGGGAAAGAATTGTCTACAAATGATTTTACTGATGCCCTAAAACAAAAATTAGACAACATACAAGACGGTGGTCAAGGAGATCCAGGCCCACAAGGTGCTGACGGTGCAACTGGTCCACAAGGAGATCCAGGCCCACAAGGTGCTGATGGAGCTGATGGTGCAACTGGTCCACAAGGAGATCCGGGCCCACAAGGTGCTGATGGAGCTGATGGTGCAACTGGTCCACAAGGAGATCGAGGCCCACAAGGTGCCGACGGAGACCCAGGAGCTGACGGAGAGCCATTAGTTCATCAAACAATTTCTACAGGAGGAAATTATAACAATTTAGTTTTAACCGGTAATGTTATCCAATTTACGAACACGAACGCCCAGGCAATTATTAACGGTTTCGATTTTTCAGTTTATAAGCGAATAACCCTAATAAATAATTCTGATTTTGACGTAAGATTGAACGCTGAAAGCTCAAATTCAGATGCAAATAAACAAATAAAGCTACCTACAGGATTAACTCAAATAGGGATTCAAGGGACTACAGAGCTGGTATATGTGGATTCTATTGAGAAGTGGCAAATAGTAGATGCTTTCGCCACTAAATACAGACCAGAACATAGAGGCTTAGATGAATTTCAAGTTGAAGTTGTTGGTCCTGGTGCGATTTCTGAAACTAGGGAAACTTCGGAGTTAATTATTATAAGAGCATCACAAACTAAGAATTTATCTAGGGCTAACTTAAACACATTATACCCAGATGCATTTGAAGGACAAATGATTTTTTGCAGACAAATAAACCTCATTTATATTAAGTCAGATGTGGGGGCAGATAACTGGCAATCAATACCTCTCACAGATGTTTCTTAAAGTAGGTAATAAGGTCATAACCCAAGGAGGAAAATTTGTTGAAAAAAAATCTAACACTCTTACTTTTAACGTTGACGGCGATAGGTTTCCAAAAATATTTGCTCGTTCCCCTTTTGACGGACAGCTTTTTAAAATTGCCTCCTCATCTCCAAATACTGTAGAAATTAATTGGGGAGACGGTAACGTTATTAATTATGATTTTATTCTTTATGGTGGTGAATACACTTTTGATTTAAAAAGAGAAAGTGCTTATATTTTTGAAGATGGAAATACTGGGTTTAGAAATATTGTAATGACTTTTAAAGAAACTAGAGGTATTTTTGAGATGAATACATTAAGATGTTTTTTAGGCGAAACTTTTCCAACAAACATCTTAGCATTTACGGATTTGGAATCAATTGATTTAAGCCAAGGTGTAGGTGTTAAAAATTTTCCAACTAAATTAAGTCCGGTTACTAAACTAACCGTTTTTGTACTTTTTAGTGCTGAAATTGATATTTTGCCAATATCTCTTTTAAATCTACCTATAGAAAATTTAAGACTTGTAGACGCAATAGATTTAGACAGGCCTTTTAACGAAACAAATTTCGACAAGATTAATTTACTTCAAAACACGCTTAAAAGTTTATCTATTGAAAGAAACAATATAGATACTTTTCCTTCTAGTTTTTCAGAATTATATAAATTAGAATACCTAAAGACGAGTTTTCCTACAGGTGGTGTTTTACCTGCTGAAATTTATAATTTACCTAATTTAAGAAGATTTGAACATGGTCGAAGCGATGGTGAAACCCTTAGCTCTTTAGATAATTTTAAGTTTTTAACAACCTTAGAAACTTTAGACATAGATACTAAAGGCGGTAGGATATTTGAGCCAGATGTATCTGAATTTGGTACTTTAATTAATTTAAAAAACCTTACTATAGAAGGCTCTACGCAAGACCTACAAACGAGCATAGATTTATTTATTAATACCCTGTATAGTGTAGTGACTAATAACGGCGACATAGTGAGCGGAAGCGGTCCTTTTCGAGAAATGGCTATAGTTTGCTTATCAGATGCTGGAACTTCCCCTACAGGAATTTTTCAAGAGCCTACGGGATATATTCAAAACTCAAATAATGGTAGCCCAGCAACACCAAAAGAAAAGATTTGGGTTATAGTAAATCAATACAATTCAACCGTTAATTACAGCGAATAAAACTTAAAAACATGGTACTAATAACATTTAATGAGGACAGAATTATAAACGTAATTGAAGCTCCAAATACAGGAATAACACAAACTAATCAGATGGTTTTCCAAGGCACTTTGAAAGATGCAGAAGTTTTCTTTGGAAACAAACAGTTTGATTTGAGTAAAATTGAGGATTATAAACAACAATAAATAGAAATTATGAATTTTATTAAAAAAGTTATTAAAAAAAGATGGCACTTGCATATTATAGGCGGTGCTATAGCTGGCCTATTGATATTTGCTTTATTCTGCCTATTGGGCTTTTATAGCTCTACAAGGTGGTGGGAAGAAACTGTTTTGCAGTTAGTCTTTGGCACAGTGATAGGTTTAGGGTTTGAAATTGTCCAGGATCATACTTCCGCAGTTTATTACCAAAAACTCGAAATACTATACAAATTACAAATTTTTTCAAGGAATAAAGTTGTAGGAAGTAAAGCAGATGCTTTTGCTACAGGAGTTGGTTTTGCCATTATTGTACCAATTATTTACATTTTTATATAATGACCATAAACGATATACATAAGCAGATACTTAACGAGAAAGCCAATCAAGATGAATTGGCAGGGCTAGACAGCACATCCAAAGCTGGTATTTTCTATTTGTCCGCTTATGCAATGGCCACAGTGATATGGTTGCAGTATAAGTTCTTTGACACTTACAAGATTGAGCTAGACCAGAAGATCAGAGAACAAAAACGCTACTCTCAGCTTTGGTTTAGAGAGCGAGCTTTGGCATACAGGCACGGCGAGGGTCTAGTCCCAGAAACAGACAGCTACGCAGGAGAACCTACAGACAATACAGACTTTCCAGTAAAGCGTGCTGCGGTCATTGAACTGGAGCTTAATAATAGAAAGCAGTTGTTTATTAAAGTCGCCTCTGAGGACGGCTCCGAGCTTGCTGCGGTGAGCGATTCAGTCAAGGCAGGTCTTACTCAGTATTTTGCCATCATCAAGCCAGCAGGGACTAAGATAGTGGTCTTTACTGGTCCAGCAGATGACCTGAAGCTGGATGTGCGGTTTTATTACGATCCTTTAATTTTTGATGAAAATGGTGTAAGGATAGATGGATCTGCCAATACTATTGTCCAGGACACTATACGGGATTACTTAAAGGAATTGAAATTTAACGGGGAATTTACGCTTGCGGCTTTGGAAGATCTCCTACAAGATATAGAGGGCTGTGCAGATCGTGAGGCTTATATAGATAATGCAGAGGCTAACTATTTGACTCCGCCAGACTACCAAACAATCACTAGCAGCTACGTGGCCAATTCTGGCTATATGCAGATCACAGACGAAAATTTAAATATTCAATTTTTGCCTAAAACGGTTCAATTATGATTTTTGACAAGGTGTATAACATCAATTGGAACACGCTTGGCGTTCATTTATTGCCAATGGATCTCCGCCAGCCTAAATTTTCGGCATTGCTGAGATGTATTTTTAAGCCTAACCAGAATTTGCATACCCGGTTTCTTAATTACCGAAGGGAGCTCAATTACAAGATAGATCACACCCCTCAGGTATATTCTATGGAGAAAGTACTCAACGATTCTTTTGACCAGATCGAGAGGCGCATTTATATAACAGATGGATTTTATTTGGAGAATGTTTATTTCTTCAATCCAGAAGAAAACAGCCCTATTCATTTTTACAATCCAGAAGAGCCCGAAGAGCCTTCTCGTTTTTATGATCCTTCTGAGCTTGCTCAGTTGGATGTTGACTTTATTGTTGTCTTGCCATTTGTTGCAGGATCTAGGGCAAATGCAAGTTTTGCTCCTGGCACACCGCAATACTTGCGTCTAAAGTCACTTGTAGACACTTACAGATTACCAGATAAAACCTATCAAATAATATATAGTTAATATGAAAAAGATAATTGTAGAAGGGGGAGGATTTCCAGGAACCAGTAAGACATGGCGACATATTGCCGAGATGATACAGCAAACAGCAGACGTGACGACAGCTTTGGCTGGCGATAATGTTATTGTGTCTGGTTTAGGATCTACAGGTCCCAATAGTGTTTCTAGTGGCTTGGTTGTGATTGGAGGCGAGTTGTTTCCAGTATTGGCAGGAAGTGTAAATTTTGGAGATGCTTATATATCCATAGTTGATGATGTGGAAGAAACCCAATACCTCAAAGATGAAAATGGGGACGGAGCAGGAGATCTTATCGATACCTACTTTGATCGCTACGGAGTTCTAACAAGCTCTTCTGCAGGGAATGTTAAGCTTTCAGATCTTGTACGTATAAAAGATATAAGGGAGCTAAGTAAGCGCATACCGCCTCAACAAACGGCATTACCTTATTTTGGAAGCGTGACTTCTATTCCTAATGGATGGCAACTCTGCAATGGCACAAATGGAACTCCTGACCTTAGGGGTAAGTTTGTTGTAGGTCTGGATCAAGAG